CCTCGGCATCAATCACGGCCACTTCTTTACCATCATCCCTCGTTTCATATGCATGAACAAGAGAGTCAATCCTACACGTCTTTACATGACCATTTTGGCGAATAAGAAGAGGTGTATCGGGTGTAACAGAGTCACCGTATCGCACTTTCGCACCCGGAAAGTTCTTTTCCACGTACTCCTTTGTTTCATCAATCATGCTTCGCCCTTTTGTCGTGACAGTAGACGCGATGTTTACACATGGGAGCATTCCCTTCGACGCACCAGTGAATCCATACACGGAGTTCATACTGATTTTGTAAGCTAGTTGCTTACCGTTATACATCGCTTTGAGTGCACCTGTGGATACCGCCATATCCTTCTTCGCTTGCTTCCTGAATTGTTTCAATTCAAGTAAAATGCTGGGTAACAACGTTGGAACACCTTGTGCAAATTTGCATAGACGCTTTGTCGGTGGTTGCCCCTCAACTTTACTCGGTACAGGAATCTCAAATGTCTCATACTCCACACCAGGTACATTTTCGTATTTAGGATCCATAACAAGACTCGAATAACACAAGTTGTGTGCCATCATGATGGAGGGGTACAGGCCTTCGAAATCAAGAGCTGTAATCGGTGTATAGTATGCACCCTTTTGAGCTTCAAGAACAGTCGCACCTTCATATCCTTGGTCACCCATCTGACCATATTGAATTGTGGGTACCATGAATCCCATTTCCCGTGCTTTCTTTGTGAGTTGACTAAACACCTTGATTTGCTGTCCCCGTTCGACGAGATAACATAATGGAGTCCAGGTTGCTTTCGCCATTTCCAGTAGATTCACAAGAATACATAATTTAGACAAGAGTCTATGAGGAAGCAATGTATCCTTAATACAATACTCTGCAACTTCACGCAGTTTTACTGGATCGGATTCTTTGTAGCGTGCAAACATTTCTTTCGCCGGCATATCAATTTTGTTGTCCCCGAGGTACAGTTTAGACACGTTGTCGAGTTTATATGAATCGAGTTTGTAACCTTTCTTCACCTCATGAAACAAATCAAATATAAATCTACCAGGCATACTCACGAGTTTTAAGTCGTTATCACCCAATGCACTCGAAGAAAGTTTCTTCAGGGTAAGTTCACAATTATGCCCACGAAGTTTACTCAATTGAAAAAATTTGAGGTCACACCGCGTAACGATGGCACGTTTCATCAAATATTCCAAATCAAACCCAAATATATTCCACCCAGTGATGATGTCTACGTCCTTATCATGTAAATATTCACGGAATGCCATTAACATTTCGCGTTCAGTATCGTACGACAGAATAGTAGAACCTTCTAATTCCGGATCAGTCTTTTTGTAACATAGACAGGTTTTATCGTATGGTTCGTCACTCCCAAATTTACAGAGTGAAATTGCGATTTGAAAACATGCATCACCTTGGATATCAGCATCGGGGAATTTACCAGTAGAACTATTACATTCAATATCCACGGATGCAACTACAAAAGGTGCAGTTTTCGGATTTTCAACTGGTTTTAACTCACGCCAATTCTTACATTCGAGGTCTATGTCAACGTGCGCGTTATATGCAGCTGTACATAAATCACCTGTATCGAGCCATCCAGTTGACTGAATACCAGTTCGGTGCATGAGTCGAAGTACCGGGTCCAAATTAGATTCGTACATTTTCATGCGAATACTTTCATCTGGAAGTGGTCGTCGGAGACGTCCAGCAACCATACGTCTCGAAGCAAGATTTCTAAAAAATAACTGAAGGTATGGGAATTGCTCATTGTTTTGAAATCCCCAAACATCTTTGCGGTGAATCGTGTTATAACTCGTGAGACAACCAGGACACGTCTTTTCGATTTTGTTGTATATGATTTGCACCTTTTGCTGTGTTATATTACGAGGCAACTTTACAAAAAAGTAAGGTGTAAATGCCGTCGTTACACATACAGACTTACCCTCGCTTGTTTTACCAAAGATACTGATCAAGTGTTCGTCGTCTGTATCCCTGGTCTCCCAGGTGAGTGCTTGGAAGACAACCATACTTCGTTATGTACCTAAAATTTTAATATCATTTAATAATAATTATGTCAGCTGCACTTGTCGATCTTGTATCAGTCGGGGCTCAGGATGCCTACATCACTGGCGAACCCCAAGTCAGTTTCTGGCGCCAAAACTACAAGCGCTACACGAACTTTGCTCTCAAGCCAGAGCGCATGGATTACATCGGTACTTTCACGAGTGGTGCGGAAGTTGTCGTACCAATTCGCTCGAAGGGTGACCTTTTGAGCTACATATGGGTGGAACACCCAAATATTTCCAACGTTGGCGTAAACACTGATGGCCTCTTTTCTTCGGGTGATACCAGTGTGACTGAATTCAGTCTTCACGTTGGTGGTCAAGAAGTTTGCAAGTTCGATTCCTTGTATGTACAAGGTGTTCACAACGTTGTGTACCGCGATACACAAGCCAAGGCATCTTGCTCCGTGACATCGGAGACAGTCGCCGATAACGCGAAGGGTGTCGCTGGTACCGCGTCCGATTATTACATGGTACCATTCTTCTTCAGCGAAGATTGGACTAAGTCGCTCCCATTGGTGGCGTTGCAATATCACGAAGTTGAATTGCGAATCAAGTGCCGTTCTGGTCTCGGTAACTTGGGGGCAAGCCCAAAAATATACGGTATGTATGCATACTTGGACACCGCCGAACGTGAGCATTTCACGTCACAAGAACACGAAATCCTCATGACCCAAGTGCAATATCAACCAATGACAAAGACTGACACGTCTATCGATTTGACTTATTTCAACCATCCAGTCAAGGCGCTCCACTTGACAACGTCAAATGTGTCTGGTACTGGATGGGCGAGTGATTACAGTTTCGATACCGCGTCGCTTTACATTAACGGCCTCGCCCTATTCGAAAATGGTTCGAACACATTCCACCATAATGTTGTTCACGAAATGCACACCACTGCACTCGCGCCATCATCTCTTGATGCGGTTCCACTCTTCACGTGGCCATTCTGCTTGACCATGAACCGGTCACAGCCAAGTGGCTCTTTGAACTTCTCTCGCATAGATAATGCGAAACTTACCATTCAAAGTCCAAGCTCCGGTGCCAATGATGGATTGTATAGAGTTTACGCTGTAAACTACAATATTTTGAGAGTGAAAGATGGTATGGCAGGTATTGCATTCTCCAACTAAATTAATTTCCAGAAGACCCGAAACCACGATTTCCTCTCTGTGTTTCCACGAGTTCTTGTACTTCTTCGATGAGAGGTGTTTCACACCTTTCCAGAATCATTTGTGCAATTCTATTTCCCTTCTTAATGACGAACGGCTCACTCCCGTGATTAAGTAGGATGACTTTCAACTCACCCGTAAAATCCGGGTCGATGACACCCGCACCAGTTTGAATGCCATACTTAAGTGTCAAACCGGATCTAGGTGCAATACGACCATAAACACCGGGTGGCAAGTGTGCACAGACACCAGTACTTACAAAAGCACGTTCGAGTGGCGGGACGATTACTTCTTCCATGCTATATAAATCATAGCCAACGGACCCAGGTGAAGTCCGTGTAGGAATGATCGCATCTTCGTGTAGCTTCTTAATTTGAAGACTCATGAATAACATTCGGGTGTAATCTTTATACAAGTATATATAAATGATACCTCTCGTCATAGCACTCGGTGCGGCCGCTCTCGCATACACATTCACAGGAGAAAACTTGGTCTCCGCTTCGGAAGCGAAGAAACTTATCAAAAGTGGAAAGATAAAGAAAGTCATAGATGTACGAACATCTACAGAGTACAGACTTGGTCACTACCCAAGAGCGTTACATTTGCCAGTCAACAAAATGAACGAAAAAACAACGACAGAACTTCCAAAAAAAGGATTGCTCGTCTACTGCAACACCGGACAGAGGGCAAGGATTGCGGCAGAGAAATTAATTGATTTGGGATTTGAAGATGTGTATTACATAGCAGGACATTACTCAAGTTTGAACTGAAACAAGTATAAAACAAGCGCTTCGATAATCTCCCTATCGGGAATACCACGTTTAAATTCTAATTAAGATGGAAGTTCATTTGGTATATATTTTGCGAAATAAGCACTTGGAATATATAAACCATCAAATAGTACATACAAAGGATCAACAAAATCCATATAATTTACAAGTATTTCTTCGCCCGCCTTTATATATTTCATGGCATATAATTTACTAAAAATTCTGCCGTTTTTACTTTCAAATTTATAATCGTGAAATGCATTTGGCTTATCATCGTGATTAAGAAGACAATCCCAATACGGAAAAATGTTATACTTTATAGAAAAATCACACAAGTGTTTGTGAGGTATAAAATTTGTGTATCCAGCACTAGAAACTATAGTAATGTCTTCTTCTGGTATTTTACAAATAGGAAATTCATATATAACTTCACCCGGTCTTATATAGTCGTATGCAATTATACCCAAACCCTTTTCTTCGTAATGCCTGACTCCTATGTGACTGGGTTTATATCTGTCTATGTAAATAATCATATACTATATAACATGTTTTAATATTTATTTATTTGTAAAACTACACGATAAGTCTCATTTGAAGTGTAAGTATATAATAAGAGTCGAAAGATTATTAATGCCAGAAACTGGTACAACTTCTAAAGTGGTGACTCATCGCTTCGGCAGCTATCACATAACGTGTGATACTAGAATTTGGATCCCATTTAGGAGGGCAATGCACATCATGTGGCGAAAACGTATGCCAAATAAATGGAGTCGGGTCACCAATGATTTCTTTGTCGTCTTTCTTGAACATGGTTCCATGTTTAAATCTATCTAAATACATTACACCGCAATTAAAAGATATTCCTTCATTTTTCCAATCACCGTGTGAATGCCATCCGGGGTATAAACCATTATCTACACCTGGTCTTTCAATATGCACCCAAGCTCTAACATAATCTGGTTTTTTATCACACGAGTCAATAAATGCATTCTTTACATCTTGCCAATGTTTAGCTTTGTTTTCAAATAAAATTGGTGTGGTTTGTATTCCAGCGGTGTCCTCCCATTGACCATATTCCATTAAGGTTTTTTCTATGTCATTAATCAAAACATCCCTGTGTTTGGCGAGTACATCTTTCCAATCCTGGTGACTCATATACTATGTATCGCACCTGACTTTTAATAATCTTTCAATACGCACCTTTTCCTTATTCATAAACAGAGTAAGTTGTGTAATCGGGCCATCGATATACACTTGCCCATGGTTTTTTAGTCTATCACATTTTATGACCTGATTCACGCGTACGATATTGACACGAACAACTCTTTCTCTTACGGATTTACTATAGTGTGCGGCGAGTATAGCTGCATCCCTCTTCGTTTCCTTAGGAAGTACATCTTCTTCACAACATACGACGACGTGAGAACCAGCACCACCGTCTGTATGTAGCCACCATTCATTTGGAAAACTCGATTGTGTCAATACATCATTATCTTTCGCGTTCTCACCCACCTTAATGGTGATGCCATCGAATGATGTGTATGACTTCATACATAACTTAGAACCTACGTTTTTATATAATTTATGGCCAGAACGAAGACTACTACGAGGGACCAAACTTGGAATAAACGCGACAACTATATATTGAAGATGTTTGTGTGGCAGTTATATAATAGATTACACACTATCGAATTATTCGCGGTCTATGCATACATGCGTTTGGTAGAAACGCGTTTCGTCGTTAAGAAATTGAAAACGAGCGATCTGAAGTTTGTTCAATTTTAGTAAATTTAACATCTTTAATTTTATCAATCATCCGGTTGACGTGGTCTTGTGTGATTATCATACATTGTTCACATATGATGCGCCCCTTGTGTTCGACTAACAATGGACCTCCCGTGCCGACGACCGACCTAATAATATCAAGCATGTTTCTTAATATCTCATTCACCTTGATTGACTTAGGCAATAAAAATATATGTTTAGAGTAGGTATGAATAATAATTCAGTTGTCATAGAAACACCTCCTAGAACACCTAACAGTCCAGTGCGCGTCATACAAAATGTGAGCCCGGATATTATCACGCGTCAAAGTTTGAATAACCTCAGGCGTATGCGAAGAGAACTGATGTCTTTTGCTAACGCGGGGTTTATAGGTCGAAGAATTGATTTCAACAGCTCAAATAATCGTCCAAACACGTCAAATTATATGAAGAATAAAAAAAAGGTAAAAAATAATGCAAACGAAAATAATCGAACACGAAAAATTACATGGGAAAATATGAATGTGAAGAATCTTCCAATAGATCCAATCACGGCAAATGAATTCAATTACGGAGACAAAGCGGTAAAAATAAATAAACTGTATCTTTCGCCAACATCGTTTAGAAAGATGGCTCGCATGTCCATGACAAGTGCTATAAACGCAAACGGAAACATGGTTCTATTTAAAAATCCGATGACACGGGGCAATGTTAAAAAGGGTGATATTAAATTTGTTGTGTTAAAAAAGCAATAAACTAAAATTCGCTAAATTATATGCACGTAGTGTTAAAGCCGAGTCCCACACTCACGCATAAATATAGGGTCACTCTACCAAACAAAAAAACAATCGATATAGGTTCCATGGATTCACCAGATTACACAGATCATGGGAACCCAAGGCTCATGCGTGCACACCTACTTCGTAAAGGTGCCGAGATACCCAGGGAAGTTCGAGTGGAAACAGACCTATACGAGATACACCGTGGCATGTTATATGCAGACACCAGTACTGAAGAAAACTGGGACGATCCCTCTCGTGCGGGGTACTGGGAAAGATGGGTATTATGGAGTTACCCATCGGTTGAACAGGCTAAGTTATGGATGACGATGCGTAAAGGTATTCTATTCATGCCCACGGAAGAAATGTTGTGGTTTTGTGATGATCAAAAAATGTATTAAGCACCCGTTGACCCAAATCCACCAGTGCCACGTCCAGTTTCGTCGAGTGTATCAATCTCGCGTACATCCGGGGTTTCACACCTCTCTAAGACAAGTTGAGCAATTCTATCACCCTTCTTAATCTCAAACGGAACGTCCCCGAGATTAAAAAGAGCGACCTTAATTTCGCCGGTATAATCCGGGTCAATAACACCCGCACCCACGTGAATGCCATGCTTCACGGTGAGACCAGATCTCGGTGCAACTCGTCCATATACGTTCATTGGCAAAACAACTGCGACCCCCGTGCCGACAAGAGTTCGTTGCGAAGGAGGCAATACAACTTCATCGACACTGTATAAATCATATCCAACAGCACCGCTAGAACCACGAGTTGGAATAATAGCATCTTGAACAAGTTTTTTCACACGGAGTTCAGACATTTACTTATAAGAGCGTGTAATCTTTATCTTAATTAAGGAATATACGGCTTAATTCATAAATGTGGTCCATCCATAACGCAGTCGTACGAGCCACTGCTGAACCTAAAACGGATTACGATAAACTCAAAAAACGTATTAACCGCGCAACGCTCGGATATGGTAGCGCACTGACGTCCATGTATTTCATCACACATGGAGCAGAACAAGGTGTGTCTTCTACAATCGGTGTAGCGACCTCTTTCGCATACATCGCGCTACTCGAAAGACACGTGGATAACATAGAAAATTCACATTTTCAAAAACAGTTATTAGCTCCAATAGGAACTGCTATATTTGAAACTGTGTGGAATAGTGCACCTTTTGCATTTGATTTTGATTATGGGGCAACCTTCGTCGGATTTCTTGCATATAAGGTGGCGCTATTGAGTGTCGTGTACGATGAAGTTCGGAGGATGTTGGTGTTAGATGATAAGGAAGATTAAATTAAAATGATTATTATTTAACGACGCGTCGTGGACCGATATTGAGGCGACCCAAGTTCTCGTCATGCGAAAACTTCTTAATTTTACCGGTCACGATATATTCATCGATCTTGTTCGCAATGCCCCTGCCGATACCCGGTACCTTGCGGGGTCCTTGTGAAATCTCAGTTCCATTCGTGACTTCAAAGTTGAGTTTTCGAATAGCCTCTGCACCCTTCTTGTAAGCCTCGCTTTTGTGAGTATCTTTCTCCACGCGCGCGAGTAAATCCAATTGTTCCGCGATATTCTCATTTGTAGTGAATGTCTTGAATCTCTTAATTTCACCGGTTTCAAGAAATTCATTTATTTTTCGGATGACACCTTTCCCGATACCCGGTAGGTGAGCGATTTGCTTACCATTGCTTAATTTGAAATCGAGATGATAGATGATATTGGCCGCTCGTTCATACACCGATTTCTTGTATTCATTTTCTTCCTCTTGAGCGAGGTCATCAAAAGCGTCCGTGAGGGGTAAGTTGTAGCAGACAAAGTAATCATCCGATTCCGATTCCGATTCCGATTCAGTTTCCGTTTCATATTCAGAGTCGGATGCGACGGACTCGTTGTCACTCACTTCAGCGTAGTGAAGCATTGTTTCGTATTCCAGGATGGATTTCTCTTCTTCGCATTTGCGGAGACGCTCTTTGAGTTCGGCGTTCTCCTTTTCAAGGTTGGCGATGTAGGTAGCAATAGATTGAGAGTTCATGTTTGATTGAGTCAATTGATTATTCATGGAGGTAAACGCGACTTAGGTATTCAAACAAGATCCTTATCCGCTGTGTAATACGTTTTCCCTTTCATCACAAAACTATGCACTCTCGCATACGCCCACGCCTGTGGAGAAGCGCCCGGTCGGTGTCCGGTTCTCCACGCGGCGAGTCCTCGATCGTACACGG